GTGTGGGTATGTTACGGATGAGCCTTCCACCAGCTGCTATATTCTTTACACATGGATTTGATGTTGTAGGTAAGTACTATGACTATGCAGGTCAACATCAAAGACATGGAGAAGTAAAAGGTAAACCTACTCCTAGTTTCTTTGACAGAGTTAGAGGATTAGGGGAAGACGAGACACTGCAATTCGCCGGTGAGAAAACTCCTGCTATCAATCCATATGGTGGATTAAAAGATAGACAGTTTCGCGGGGCAATTAGTGAGATGCCCGACACATCAGGTCCAGTAGGTGTGCAGCCCGGCGGATGGAGAACTTATAGACCTAAAGTTGATGAAGGCTTTGACCAACCCTATCCACTTAAGTGGGAGAAAAGTGCCTACGGAGACTATGACGCATTGGCTAAGTTACCAGATGGAACTAATCTTAGCATCATGTTCAACAATGAATATAAAAAGAATTGGATGGTTGAATTCTATAGAAATAACAGTCAGGCAGTAACCGGCGAAGGTGATGCTCAAAGAATCTTTGCTACAGTATTACATGCGATACAACAGTTTATAAAGAAGAAAAAACCTGCAAGTTTATTTTTCTCCGCAGTGAAAGAAGATGATCCTACAGGTAGCAGAACAAAACTATACGACAGATTAGTTCAACGATTTGCTACTGGTTTAGGATATACAGTACAAAAACGAGAAGAACCTGGATCAAATTCATACAAATTAAAACGAATAGAAAATACCAATAAAGGTGTAGCAGAGGGTGCTTCAGGATATATTCCTAGCAACGCAGAAAAGAATGATCCAAGATTCAAAACAGCATTAACTGTAGATATTAAGCCCGACACCATGAAAAAAGACGCTAAAAAGTTCGGTAACAAGATTAGTCGTGCAGGAATACCCCCAACACTCAAACCCAGTGGGAAGTTCTGATTAGATGGTATTTTGATAAATACTATATTATTTCGGAACTTTACTATGAAAATCAATCAAATTATCATTAATGAAATGACAACTGCAGGAGCAGTCGCCACTGTTGCTAAACCAATGGGCGAAACACAAAAAAGACCTGATGTAAAAGGTCTTGAACCAGCAGAAAAGGTTATGTCTGGTAAGGCAAAGAAAAAAGGCCCATACGCTAATAGTATTTCTGAAGCTAAAAAAGACTTTTTAAGTAAACTACAAAAAAATGTTGATAAGTCTAACAAGCAGAAAAAAGATACAGAAGAAAAAATCAAACAACATCAGGATGATAAGAAAAAAGTTGAAGAAGCTAAATTAGATGAAGATGATGTAATCATTGTTCCAGGAACAAAAATGAAGCGTAAAACAGGCTTTGTACAGCATGGTCAAAGTCGTGTAGACCACGAAGTTGAAATGGCTCGCAGCGATGTTTTAGCAACAATGAAGAATGCTAAATCAATTTATGAATTACTACAAAACCGCAGCGAAGAAGAAGGCATTGAAGGTTGGGTACAAGAAAAACTCATCAAAGCCAATGATTATCTAAACGCAGTAAAAGAATACTATGATGAAAAAATGATGCAAGAAATGACAGGTGGTGTCATTGCAGGTGGAGGCGTAGGTGAATCAAAGGTAAATGAAAAAGCAGTCAGTAAAGCACAACAGAAATTCTTTGGTATGGCACATGCTATGCAAAAGGGTGCAAAAATTAAAGGTGCAAGCAAAGAACTAAAAGGCGTTGCTAAATCTATGACTAAAGGCGATGTTAAAGATTTTGCTGCCACAAAGCATAAGGGTTTACCTGAAAAAGTAAAAAAGGACTAATATGAAATCTACTGAATTTTTATTTGAGTTAAGTCCTGCAACATTAGCAAGTTACAAAAAGAAAGCTGGTGCAGAAGCCAGCCGTTTAGATAAAGAAGCATTTAGCAATGTAGATGACCCTAAGTCCCAAGAAAAAATAGCTAAAGCAAACAAAAGATTCAGTGGAATTGTAAAAGCAACCAAAAAAGAATTAGAAGTAGACGAAGGTCAAATTTATTCTACTGGTGGTGGCGCGGGACAAGCACAAAGATATTACAAGCCAAGACATGTGCCTAATCAAGCTGAAATAGAGAAATTAGATGAGAAATGTTGGGACACCCATAAGCAAGTTGGTATGAAAAAGAAGGGTGACAAAATGGTACCTAATTGTGTACCAAAAGAAAGTGCTATCATGAAGGGCTTACAAAATGAGAGCAAATGAAATCATTACTGAAAATCTTAGAAAATGGTTTAAAGAGAAGTGGGTAAGATTTGGTCCTGATGGTAAGATTCGTGGCGCATGTGCTAGAGGTGATGATAGCGAAGGTAAGCCAAAATGTTTACCACAAGCAAAAGCACATTCATTGGGTAAGAAAGGTCGCAAGTATGCGGCTAGTAAAAAGCGCAGAGAAGATCCTAATCCAGAGCGCAGTGGCAAGGCAATCAATGTTGCTACTAAGAAAAAATCAAATGAAGGCGTAATGGAAGAAAAATGTCCACATTGTGGTGGGGCAATGTTTAGCGAATTAATGATTAATGAAAAGAAGGATGCTTGCTACTACAAAGTAAAGAGCCGTTACAAAGTATGGCCTTCTGCATATGCTAGTGGCGCATTAGTTAAGTGCCGTAAAAAAGGTGCTAGCAACTGGGGCAACAAATCTGAAAGTGTAGAAGAAGGCACAGACCAAGAATTTCACACCGGTGGTGGTAAAGGCTTACCGATGCCCGGTACTTATGAGCAAGAAACTGATAAGTTCAAGCGCCATGGACAACGCCGTATTATGGCAATGACCAACGAAGAAGAAATTAACGAAAAGTGGTCTGAAAAATACAAGCGTAGCATTAACTGTTCTAATCCAAAAGGATTCAGTCAAAGAGCACATTGTCAGGGTAGAAAGAAATAATGAAAACATACAATTTCAGAGTGTTATGTGCAAGCGGTGAATGGAAAGATTTCAACTGTCAGGCAATTGATTTTTCTCATGCAAGAGATTTATTAGCAGAATTTGCAAAAAATAATTAAAGGTAATTTATGTTAGCAGACGCACTTAAAACATTATTAGCAACAAGCTATGCTTTTGTAATTAAAGCACAAAACTTTCATTGGAATGTGGAAGGTCCAGATTTCCCACAATACCATGAGTTTTTAGGTAATTTGTACGAAGAAGTATATGATAACGCTATTGACCAAACAGCAGAATTAATTCGTCAATTAGATAGTTATACACCTGGTTCTATTACTCGCTTTGCTGAACTAAGCCAAATACCAGATCAAACTAAAATTCCTCGTGCCGAATTAATGATTGCAGAATTACAACAAGACAATGCCACATTATTAAACATGTGGAAACAAGCATTTCCTATTGCTGAACAAGAAAACGAACAGGGCATTGCTGATTTCATAGCAAGTCGCATTGACGCACATGGCAAACATGGCTGGATGTTGCGTAGCATACTTAAGAAACAGCGTGCATAATGAGAGCCGTAGAATTCACTAATGTCAGTGAAGGTGTAAATGACCCTGCTATTTTCAAAGCAGTGTTTATTATCGGTGGTCCCGGAAGTGGTAAAAGTTATGTTACTCAAAAATTAGGGTTACAGGCTTTAGGATATGTAAACATCAATAGTGATATTGCTTTTGAATATCTAATGAAAAAACATGCAATTGATCCTAAAATGCCACCTGAAGAAAAAGAAAAGCGTGATGTTGTAAGACAAAAAGCAAAAGATATCACTGCTGATAAATCAGAACTAGCAATTGACGGGAGATTGGGTCTTGTAATTGACGGTACCGGCGACGACTATGAAAAAGTTTCTAAGTTAAAAAATAACTTTGATGCATTAGGTTATAATACATTTCTTGTTGTTGTCAACACAGAATTAGAAGTAGCACGAAAGCGCAATCAACAAAGAACAAGAACTGTACCTGATAAATTGGTAGTACAAAGCTGGTATGATGTTCAAAACAATATTGGAAAATTTGCCCAGATATTTGATAATTTGTCAATCATAGACAATAGTGGTGATGGCGCTAGCACCGAGTCTCAAATTCAAAATACCTATAAAAAATTAGTTAAATTTACGAACGCACCGCCCAACAAGCCACAAGCTAGACAATGGATAACACAACAAAAACAAACAAATGAATCAATTGATGTTGAAAAATCTTTTCCAATTGAAAGTTGGTATGAAGATGATGAAACATATGCCAATGTTGCGGTAGCACATGATAGTGAAGGTCGTGACATTGAAGTTATCTTTACCCCATTACATGAAGAAATCAATGCGATTGATTTTGATTTCACTAGAGGTGGCACATATGAAAAAACTGGCGAAGGTGATGCAGGTAAAGTTTTTGCTACGGTATTAAAAGCATTCAACGAATATTTGAAAAACATAAATGTTCCGGACTATATATTATTTGCGAGTAAAGGTGGCTCAAGGACAAGTGCGTATCAAGCTATGATTCGTAGATTCGCAGGTAGATATGGGTATAAGCCTATTCCATATAGTGATTTACCACCAGAAATTGCAAATCAACCACAAGCTGAAGGTAATCAATTTGTATTAGCAAGAGTTTAAGAACCCACCTTAGGACCGCAATCCGTTGCGTGGTGTAGCCGGCTGCTGGCTTTAGGAGTAACGATTCGCTACCGTGAAACTACAAAGTGAGCATTTTATTACGGAGTAAGAATGAAAAAAATAATAGCAATAGTTTTATTAGCGTTAATGTCAACTGCTTATGCACAAAAGAAACCTCAAGGTGTAACTTATGATGCTAATATTCTTAGGGTAAATGACGGTGATACTGTAGTCATAGAGGCACCTTTTTTACCAGCACCATTAAAGAAAGAACTAGCAGTTCGTGTCTTTGGGGTTGACACACCTGAGAAAGGATTCCGTGCTAAATGCCCGCAGGAAGATCAGCGTGGACAAGCTGCAAGTGCATTTACAAAACAAGCAGTAGCAAACGCACAAAAGCGCCAAGTTGTATTATATGATTGGGATAAGTTTGGGGGTCGTGTTCTAGGAGATATTATACTTAACGGACAAAGCCTTCGTAGTATGCTGATTCAAAATGGTTTTGCCCGTGAATATTACGGTGAAGCCAAACAGAGTTGGTGTTAAGATAAATACTTATTATGAGAGCGACTGAATTTATCACCGAACGTAAAAAATCTAAGTCTAGGAAAAAATCCTTACGTAGATATTTCTTTCCCGGTTACGGATACTTTGGTTTCGGCTCCGGCGAATCAGATGGTGGTGACGGAGGTGGCGGCGGCGAAAGCATGTATGAATCACCAGAACATGAATTAGCAAAAAAGTTACCTAGCTTATCAAAGCATGATTACAATACTATTGATCAATTGATTAGAAAAATCGCTAAACGCCATCACATGACAAGCGAGTTATTACACAATAAATTTAAACGAAAGTATAAAGAAACTCCAGATAAATGGATAAAAGGTAAATTAGACGAAGCAAATGTTGAGTGTGATTTAGAGGATGAAGTTAATAAGTTTGCGGATTGGGCTCGTAAACGATTGAATTTACAAACCCGCCCAGAAATAGAACTTAGCATGGATACCGAAGAAGCACAAGACGGTCATCATACAGGTAGCCATACTGAGGGTTCCAATAAGGTTTGGGTTTATGCTAAAAACCGTAACCTTGTAGATATTCTTAGAACTGTTTTCCATGAGTTGGTGCATGTTCGCCAAGGTGAATTGAATATGATTCAACCGGGTGATAGTTATCCCGGTAGCCCAATTGAGGTAATGGCTGATGCACTTGCTGGAAAATATATTAAGATTTACGGCGAACAGAACCATCACATCTTTCAATAAATTCTAAGTTGTGCTATACTAGCACAATGATTAAACTATTATTCCCATTGCCCAAACAAGTTACCGTAGCCTTTAGCGGCGGTGTGGATAGTGTTGCTGTTGTGGATTTCTTATCCAAAAAGCATGATGTTGCCTGTGCATTCTATCACCATGGTACAGAGAATAGCGAACGGGCATTAAAGTTTGTAAGCAAGTTTTGTACACAAAGAAAATTACCTATGTTTTTGGGTTTGCTAAATCGGGACAAACCCAGTGATATGAGTTACGAAGAATTTTGGCGTGAAGAACGCTATCAGTATTTGGCTACATTGGGACCAGTAATTACCGCACATCATTTAGATGATTGTGTAGAAACATATCTTTGGTCAGCAATGCATGGTAAGCCCAAAGTGCCTAATATTATTCGTGGCAATGTTATTCGCCCATTTCTTACTACACCTAAAAGTGAACTCATTGATTGGTGTCAAAGAAAAAATTTAGAATGGTGCGAAGATTTGAGTAACGAAGATGAACGGTATACACGCAACTATATCCGTAAAAATCTTGTACCGCATTCATTGCATGTAAATCCCGGATTACACAAAACGGTAAAAAAGATTGTTGAAAAACAACTGTAATACATATATAATCAAACACTTTTAAGGAGAAACAATGACTACATCTAAGACTTTTAGTGGCGATCAAAAGATCAAACTGACCCAACTCATCAATGAAGGCATGGCAGTCATGCATGAGATTGAAACATTGAATGAGGGTTTGAGTGACACAGTTAAGGCAATCGCAGAAGAATTGGAAGTAAAGCCCAGTGTATTAAAGAAGGCTATCCGTATTGCACACAAGGCTAGTCTAACACAAGCCAATCAAGAACACGATGATTTGAATACTATTCTAGAGGCAGTTGGCAAGACTCTATGAGTTATATTGATGCTATCCATGACCGTGATAGTGACCGCATCTATGTAGTAGAACGAACTCCTGAAGGTAAACGAACCTACAAGGAATATCCTTGCAATTATACTTTTTATTTCAGCGATTTAAAAGGCAAATATCATAGCATCTTCGGAGATAAGGTAACTAAATTCAGTTCACGCAAGCGTAGTGAATTTGAAAAGGAACGCAGGATTCACGCAAACAAGAAATTGTTTGAAAGTGATATCAACGTTGTGTTCCGTTGTCTAAGCGAAAATTATCTTGGGGTAGAAAGTCCCAAGCTACATACATGCTTCTTTGACATTGAGGTTGACTTTGATCCTGAAAAGGGTTTTAGTCCCACAAGTGATCCCTTCAATCCTGTAACTGCAATCAGTCTATACCTAGATTGGCTAGACCAACTAGTTACCCTTGTCATCCCTCCTCGCGGCATGACAGATGAAACTGCACACGATTTAGTTAAAGATATGCCCAACACACTTCTGTTCCGTAGTGAAATAGAAATGTTTGAAACATTCTTTCAACTGATTGAGGATGCTGATATTCTTACTGGTTGGAACTCAGAAGGCTATGATATACCCTACATGGTTAACCGTGTAACAAGGGTTATGAGCAAGGATGACACACGCAAGTTTTGTTTGCTTGGTCAACTTCCCAAGCCAAGAACCTATGAGCGTTTCGGTAAAGAAGAAACAACATATGATCTAGTTGGTCGTGTTCATATGGACTATTTGCAGTTGTATAAGAAGTACAACTATGAAAGTCGGCATAGTTATAAATTGGACTTCATTGGTGAAATGGAAGTCGGTGAAAACAAAACACAGTACGAAGGTACATTGGATCAATTGTATAACAAGGACTTTAAAAGGTTCGTAGAATACAATCGCCAAGATACAATGTTGCTTGTTAAGATTCATAATAAACTTAAGTTTTTAGATTTAGCTAATGCACTAGCACATGAAAATACTGTGCTATTGCCAACTGTCATGGGGTCTGTTGCAATGATTGAAATGGCAATCATGAACGAGGCTCATGAACGTGGTATGGTAGTACCCGATAAACGACGAAAGGAAAATCATACAGATGAACAACAAGCGGCAGGTGCCTATGTTGCTACGCCCAAAAGAGGCATCCACGAATGGGTCGGTGCAGTTGACATTAACTCGCTCTATCCCTCGGCTATTCGCGCCCTTAACATGGCCCCCGAAACAATCGTTGGACAAGTCAGACAAACACTTACTGACCAGTACATGCGAGATAAAGGCAGAAGGCTAGCCAGTGAAAAGAAACGTGCCAAGGACGATGATGAAGAAGTAACTGGCGCGATACTCTGGGAAGGTTTATTTGGTTCATTAGAATATGAAGCAATCATGCGCCAAGAGCGTGGTACTATGCTTACACTTGACTATGAAAATGGTGATAGCGTAGAAATGAGTGCTGCTGAGATATGGAAATTAATCTTTGATAGTCACAATCCATTTATTCTTAGTGCTAATGGAACAATCTTTAGGTATGATACTGAAGGTGTAATTCCAGGTCTGTTATCACGCTGGTATACAGAACGGAAGTCAATTCAAAAGCAAGCTAAGGAAGCATACGGCACTGATATGTATGAATATTACGACAAACGACAGCTTGTCCGTAAAATTTTGCTTAACTCTGCGTATGGCGCACTTTTGAATGAGCATTGCCGATTCTATGATAAACGCATTGGTCAATCAGTAACATTGAGTGGTCGTCAGATTGTTAAACACATGATGAGCCAGATCAATGAAATTGTAGAAGGCGAATACAATCATAATGGTCCCGCAATTGTATACGGGGATACTGACTCATGCTACTTTAGTGCTTATCCTATTCTTAAAACACAAATAGATAATAATGAATTAGAATGGAACAAGGATGTTTGTATAGGTTTATACGATAGTATTGCTGAACAAACAAATGACACATTCCCCGCATTCATGGAACGTGCATTTCACGCGCCTCGCAAGAA